TACATCTTGTACTAAATTACAAGCATGACACAAGATAAAAAACTCACAGATAAACAACGAAAGTTTGCAGAATTAGTAGTTTATAATGAGGGTCGTATGTCTCCAGCAGAGTGTGCATACGAAGCCGGATATAAGACTAGACCTAGACAGTCTGCTTCTGAGATGAGAAATCCAAAGTATTTTCCATTGGTGGTTAAATACATTGGTGAATTAAGAGCAGAAGTCCAAGAGAAATATGGTATAGATTTTGGTAGACACGTAGCCGAGCTGGCAAAGATAAGGAACGAAGCCTTGAAAAACAAAGCCTGGTCTGCAGCGGTGAACGCAGAAGTAGCGCGCGGTAAAGCTGGTGGTCTATATGTAGATCAAAAATTAGTTATGACTAGCAATATAGATAATATGACTTCAGATGAAATCAAAGACAGACTCAAAAGAATCTTAGATGATAACAAAGAAATTATAAATATTACGCCGGAAGATATCGAATTAGATAAAATAGAATTATCAAAAGAATCAGCCCCTGCGACTGATTAAATATATTATTAAACTTTTGCCAAATTCTTAGGCCGTTGTTTCTTATTTTTCTTATCCATTCCATAAGTTACTCCTTGTGGGTTAGGACCACTCCTTGGTGGTAATTGATTCCATTTTACGTTAGGCATATTTTTAGTCAAGGTTTTATTTTTCATTTATTTTTTCCATTTTTACTATACATCCAATTGGAAATACATTTCTATCACTAAATAATTCTTCGTTCTCTTCGTAACTTGCAAAGGTCCAAACGTACTTATTATTTTTATCAAATACATAGGCATGGGTTATCATTGTAGCGGGTATCAAACCATATGAGTCATGGTGTGTTGCATGCCCGGAGTCACCAGTCGGATCAATCCAGGTTATTTTGTAATAGTAATACCGCTTCTTGTTAATAACAACAGATTTGTATTTTGATTTTTTAGGTCGTCTCATATTCTATCTTATACTGTATAGTGAGATTTTTGGGCAAAAAAGTTTTTAAAAAAACAAAAAAGGTCGCGCGCGTCGAATACAGTACTGTGCCAGGCTGTGCCAAGACCCTTGGCACACCATTTAACCAGTAATACCAACGATAATAGCTCAATTTTACCCTGTGCCAAGTGTGCCAGAGGTTTTTTTTAATCACTGAAAAAAAAATTTGCTCAAATATTTGACTATACATTGGCACGATCCACTATTTTCCCTCATTCATACGTCTATAGAATTCAGTGCTTGCCATATTTGTGCCATTATTAATTATTTTTTTAACACCTGGCCCCTGTATTTCAAACGTAGCGTACGGTTTCCATTGTTTACGAATCAGATTTAACTCTAAAATCAGATTCGACCATTGTTTGGGACTTATGTTTTTCCCTACTATACTCACCTTTTTCATAATCAATACACAGTTTACCATTCAAATGATCCATTTCGTGTTGTATACACCGAGCTTCTAAATCATAAAATGTTTTATTGTGTTCTTCTCCTTCCTTGTCTTTGTAGTTTAGAACGATTCTAAGGTATCGTTTTACCTCTCCTTGTTTTCCGGGTGCTGATAAGCAACCCTCGAAGTCTGTTAAAGTCTCTTCGCTGTGTTTTAAAATTACAGGATTAATAAACACTTGTGGATTATTTTGAGACCTTGTGCAATCCATCACAAACATTCTTAATTGATAACCTACTTGTATGGCTGCCAAACCTATGCCATGATTTTGATACATTGCTTTGTTCATCCATTTAATGAGTCTCTCTGTTTTATCATCCAATGGAAAAGATACGTCTTTGCTTACACATCTTAAAAATACGTCAGGATATTTGACCAATTCTACATTAAACATGGGACCTCCACGCTAGCTTCAGCCCCATGACCCAAGGGTTTATTAACTCTGTTTAAATGTAAGTGATCTAAATAATTCATTTTTGTCTGCTTTAATTACTAATCTTGCGGGATTGGAATCACCAATTATTGTGCTCTCCTGTATTTCTATTCTACGAACATCTTCTAAATGTCCAGACATAGTTTCAATATAAACAGGACAGTCAGATATCATTGTGCCTTTCTGCCCGTTAGTGAATTTTTCTAGAATCTCTTGTAAGTCTCTCAGCCTCATCTATTTTCCTTCCAATATGTTTTACTAATTCATACCATTTTTTTCTCCACACCTCTTTCATCTCACCACTGGTATTTTGATATGCTTTGTTTATGTTATCCAGTCTTCTCATCTCGATGTCTATAATACTCATCTACCCTCCTTAAAAAGTTATGTTTATATTCCTGGAACTCGTTACCCTCAATAACAAACTCTTGGTAATAATTATCTTTACTACACATCATTACAACACCTTTTGTAATTTCTGTTTTATAAATAAAATTATGTGCCATAGCATAAGCTGCTAACTGAAGACAATAATCTTCAATCCACTCTCTTTTCTTTGGCTTGTTTGTTTGTTTGAAGTCTATGATTGCGTCCTGGCCCTTGTGTATACCAACTAAATCTGTTTGGCCTGCATACAATCCAGGATAATACAATGTGCATTCTGTTCCATAATACTCTGGAACATTACAAAGTCCTTGCTCAATGACTCGAAGAGCCATGTTGTGTGCCTGTTTACCTACTTCTGTCTCATCCAGGTAACCTTGTTTTAGAATATACATTTCAAGAATCTTGTGCATCGCGGTCCCCCGTGCTCCGGCCTGGTCAACGATCCGCGTCGCTTCGGCCTCTCCTTTCGATTCACGCCATCTTGCCAACGCTTCGCGCTTCTCGGCTGATTGTGTCGCTGACAATATTGTAGTAACACTTGGTAACTTTTCTTTATCATTAATATTATAATGACGTTTACCTTCTATTACTTCTCGTACCGTTTTCGGGTATCTATACTTATTATTTTTTATCATTTTTTCTCCATAACTTTTTTAATTTTTTAAAAATATACAAAGGTAATACACCTAGTAAAAGATAATCTCCCAAAAAAATTTTCATTCTATTGTTACTCCATTATCTAAAACAATTTTATCTTCAGTTTCAATCCAAACTTTGGCACCACAAGATAAAGGTTTATTTGGTTTATAAACTAATTTTGATTTACCTAATATGTCAACTTCTTTAGCATAAGTATTTGATTTAGAAGTTTTAATTGTAATCACAGGTTCTTCTAAATTATTTTTTTTATTAGATCTAATTTTATGTTGATTAATATGTATTCTTTTTTTTACCATCTTCATAGCCCATTATTCTTATTTTATTTTTATTAACAAAATTTTCTTCAATAGATTCATCATATAAATCTAATATAGCTTGACACATATCAATACTAATTGCTCCTTTTTTATCGTTAGCATCCCACGTACAAAAAATTGTATTAACAGGAGTGTACCCATGTTTCACATTAATACGATCAGCTGACACATTTGTTCTTGTCTTTTTTTTAAGTCCTTTGATCATTGTCATTTTTACTCTTGTGTAAGGACATACCAATCCCCATTTTTTTTTCTGGTTTAACCAATGTTGCCACCAATCCTCCCACGTAAATTCAAAAGATAAATTTTTATATCTAGCATGTTTTCTAGATGAACTAAACATAGCGCGCATATATCCGTGTTCTGTGTTCATATATTTATTTTGTTGTTCATTTTTTAAATGACGAGTTCTTTTTCTGTATTCTAAAACTTCAGGCACTTCTCCTCGCGGGACCCACACTCCTGGTGATACTTCGTAATAAGGTTTTTTAGTACTATAACCCGGACGAGTTATGTATTTAATATTATATCCTAAAGCTTTACCACCCATAATTATTCTAGACTCATCAATTGTTTATATTCTTGTAAATCTATTACTTTGTCATTCATAATAGTAAGTTTACGTTCAGAATAATGTTGTATAATTTTTTGTATTTGGGGTAACTTGACGTGACTCCAGGGCCAGATTAAACAACAAACATAAAATGCGTCTCGGTGACTACACCGCCAACGCCATTGTTTCTTCCAACCTGCAGT